GAAAAAGATAGGCAAGAATCTACTGCAGCAATGCAGGCTATTGCTTACAATCAAGCCTTTAATACTGATGAGCAAATGGCTAAATATTTAGACCCTAATGCTTCAGCAGAGGATAGGTATAATTACTTAAAACAGATTAGAATATCCGCACATAATGTGGTTGTAATGCGTTCTATTATTGGATTATTTTCTCCAATAGCACCATCCGTTCAGGAAAGTATTAACGTTCCAGACTATCTAAAAGAGGTAGGTATAACTGGATTACGCCCAGAATTTTATGATTTAGTAAATGCAGTAACTCAAAAGTATAAGGGTGATATCCAAGACCCATATGAATTAGCAGTTGCTACATTTGTTGGTAAGAATCCAGGTAAGTTAATCTATACCGTTGCTCGTAATGAGAAACAGACTAACGTAGTTATTCAAAAGACTAAGGCTGTTAAATCATGGGCTATACAGAATGAAAACAACATTAAAAAATATGGTGAATCAGCATGGATACTAGCCCCACATACAGGAGAATTTGATGCTCCAACCTATGCTTATTTAGAAGCAGCAGGATTACTAGAAAATAAGTCTTTAGAAAAGTATTATCTAGATGTTCTAGTGGCTAAAGATAAGCAGGTTTATTATGATATCGCTAAAGAAGAAAAAGAATTTTTAAAGTCAACACCTAGCATTAGTGCTCGTAGAGCAAAGATTGCTGACTCAACTAGAAGACGTTCATTACTTAAGGCATCTAATCCATTACTAGTAGCAGCCCTTGAGGCTGGTGGTAATGAAGTAGCAATAGAGTTAAACATGTTGTCTAATCTAGAAGAAATGATTAAAGATTTATCTATAAGTATGCCAGCAGGAACACGTCAAAGACTAGCAATGGTTACATCCAGAGTTCGTCAGTTTGTTTCTTTGGCCAATGATGCCTCACTTCGTGAGGTAGATAACTTTGCTGATATTAAAAGAAGTTTCAGAAATGAATTAGAAAACTTAATTGCAAGTTTAAGTTCTGGAGATGCTGTCCTAACAGAGGCAAACAGAGCAATATTCAAATCAATTCTTGGTTACTACTCCCGAGATACTTATACCGCTAAAGCATATAAAGGATACTAATGGCCGAATTAACAGAACGTGAGTTAAGAGACAAACGAAGAAATCTTGAATCATTAAACGCTCGTGACTTAAGAGACAAACAACTTCAAATTCAACAAATGGCTATTTTTAAAAATGATGATAGGCCAACTTCTGTTTCTAGATATAATGCTGCAAAGAAAAGATTAGATGAATTAAGCAATAATATTGAAGCCCGTAAGGTTGAAATAGAATCAATTCAAACTCAAATTTCAAATATACAAAATAATAAAGTGGCAGAAAAAAGAACTAAAGATATTGCTAGTAAACAAAAAGAATTAAAATTTGCACAAGAAACTAGAAATACTTCTAAAATAGAAACTCTTACAAAAGAAATAGAAACTTTACAAAATCAACAATCTGCTAGCAATAAAGATGTGGCTGAGGATAAAGAATATCCAGGAGATAATGATTTTGTAAAAGATGTTAATGCCAAAGGTTTAGCGTTAACAACCGACGATGAAAATGGTGGTAGTTGGGTTAGCGGTGCTGAAGAAGGTAAAGACCAGGTTCCACAGTATATTTATATTGGCGAAGAAAGCAGACCTGTAGAAACCGTAGGTGGTAAATTAAGAAGAGGTGGTTTATCTGTCCCTTATACTCCATCTACACCTGACTTTGATGCTTTAAGAAAAATGATTATACAAGATGCTATTAAATCTCCTCGTGGTCTAAAAGGTTTATTTGATGACCTAAGAGGTGCTGGCCTTAGAATACCTCGAGTTGATTATGACAGACTTGATACTACTAGTACTAGTTTTGGCAAAGCATTATCTTATGCGCTACAAAAACATACTAAGGTAATGATTAATGATTTAGAACAAAATAAAAATATTAATCCAAAATCATTCTTTAAATTTATGCAGGAAGACCTTAAAAATTCAGATGGCGGACCTGAAGTATCTTATGAGGAATATGCAACTAAAGTAGATGAAGCAGAGTCTGACCTAAATAGATTTTTTATGGAGTATGTAGGTAGAAGCGCTACAGATGAAGAACAAAGAAAATATTACAAACAATTAAGGGCATTGGAAAAAAAGAATGCTCGGGTTACTACAATTAGTGATACAGATTCTGGTAATACTTCAAAAAGAGTTACTGGTGAGTATACATTAGATGCCGAGGATATATTAGAATTACAACGCAAGATTGCTGGTAAAGCACTTGATGGTTCCGACATAGATGTTATATTAAAAGGTGGTAGCAGGGCTGCTCGGGATGTTAATAACGTATTAGCCTATGCTAAACGTTATGGTATTAATATAAGCAATAAAGATGCTTTGAATTATGTAGCCAATGAGTTATCTGCTGGTCGACAAAATATGGAAAAAGTCAATGCAAAGATATTGGCTATATCAAAGGCTACTTATAGCAACCTATCTGATGTTATATCAGAGGATGTAAGCCTTGCAGCATTATCAAGTAACTATAAATATAATATGGCTAAGGTGTTAGAACTAAATCCAGATGCTATTGATGTTATGGACCCAACCATTCAAACCGCGCTTAAGAACAATGGAAATAAAGGAATAATGAACTTAACTGACTTTGACAAGATGTTACGCAATGACCCTCGCTGGGGTAATACTTCAAATGCTTTAGAAACTGCTGCAAAATATGCAAATAGTATTCTTCGTAACTTTGGATTAATAGCATAATGGCAACTAAAAAAACGGCAACTAAAAAAACTTCAGCCCCTACTGCTACAACTGGCGGTTATAGCGGTATACCAAGTACTAAAACTGTTACCACTGGTGGCTATAGTGGCATACCATCAAGTACTAAAACTGTTACTACTGGCCCTGCTCCCGCAACTAGACCGTTGCCTAAAGGTGGTGGAAAAGGAGCAAGTGGTAGTAAATTAGTTCAACCTACAGGTACTACTAGCAAAACAGGTACTACTAACAAAACAGGTACTACTAGCAAAACAGGTAGTACTAGCAAAACAGGCACAAAGAAAAAGGATGAAGATGAAGATGTAAAGAAAAAGGATGAGGATGAAGATGTAGATACAAAGAAAAAGGATGAGGATGAAGATGTAAAAGAAGATGCAGGTCTTGCTTATCAAAAAATGATGGATGAAAAAAGAAGACGTAATGCTTTTGCTCTTCTTAAGGATGTATTTAATCAGTATGATTTAGGTGAATTAGCCAGTACAATAGAAATTTTAATGAAAGAAGGTTATGAAGCAGAAGAAGCAACTCTTGCTTTAAAAACTGACTCAAGATACAATAAACCTTATATTGATAGATTTTATGGAAATGAGTTAAGACGTTCTGCTGGTAGAAATGTTATTGATGAGGCTACATATTTAGATTTAGAAACTAGTTATTCAGAAACTCTTAAAGCATACGGATTGCAAGATTACTTTGGTGCAGGTGTAACTTCTAATGAGCGTAAGAATAGACAGAAAGCAATAGCCAATGTCATTGGCGCAGATATATCTGCCGTTGAATTTAAAGATAGAGTATCTACCGCAGTGGATAGAGTTAAAATGGCTGACTCAGCCACTAAGAATGCTTTCCAACAATTCTATGGTATTGGTGAGGCAGACCTTGCCAAGTATTTCTTAGACCCGACAAAAAATTTAGTAACTCTTAAAGAGAAAGCCTTATCTGCAGAGATAGGTGGCGCAGCAATTGGTCAAGGATTAGCAGCAACTGCTGCAAGTGCTGAAGATTTAGCAAAATTTGGGATTAGTAGAGAACAGGCTCAAATTGGTTATGCAACTATTGCTGAAGAATTACCTACCGCTGGTAAGTTAAGTCGAATTTATAATGAAGAAGGAATCACATACGGACAGACAGAAGCAGAACAAGCAACCTTTAAAGGGCTAGCATCTGCTAAACGTAAACTTGAAAGATTAGTAGCCAAAGAAACTGCACAATTCCAGGGCTCAGCAGGAACCAATCCAACACAAGGTGCATTATCAACTCAATATTTACGTAGAGGTTCCTCAGCAGGACAATTCTAGATTCCCTACACGGACCTACCAGCCCCGTGAGGCGTACAAGACTGGGAGTAGAAGCCAGCCAGTTTCCCCGAACTGAACTGTGGTCTGCGAACTAACAACGAATAGAAAGGGTGGTTGCTATGAGCAACAATTACTGGGAAGACGAAGACGAAGACCAAGACAACGATATACCTCTGCAAGGAGATGACTTAATTAAAAAACTAAGAAAAGCCAAACGTGCAGATGAAAAACGTATTAAGGAACTCACTGAGCAACTTGAGGGTTTAACCAAGATGCAGCGTGAGAGGGTCGTCAAAGAAGTCCTAGAAAAGAAAGGCGTCAACGCAAAGGCTGCTAGACTTGTGCTTAAAGATTTAGATGACATTAACGAAGATTCAGTTTCTAACTGGCTTGACGATAATGCTGATTTATTTGGAATTAAGATTGACAAGGAAGAGTCTAAAGTGAGTGAATTAGATAAGGCTGCTTTAAGGCAGCAAGATATAGTTACTCAAAGTGCTATGACGCCAGACCGTGAGCAAGACTTTAGTAGCAAAATTGACAATGCTCAATCTGCTGATGAACTAATTGCATTACTACGGTCACAATAATCAAAATCCGTTCATAGTCACTTGGAGGTGACAAATGGCTAACGCCTATGTATCAACTGGTTCTGCCTCTTTAGGAGGAACCGCTGGTGCTGCTGGTTTAGTACAGAAGGCATATGACCGTCTTCTAGAGTTTGCACTCCGCTCCGAACCATTAATTCGAGCAGTCGCAGACAAGCGTCCAGCACGCCAAGCAATTCCAGGTTCAACCGTTGTTTTACAACGCTATGTCGACCTAGCCGCTGCAACTACAGCCCTCACTGAGGATACTGACCCAGATGCAGTAGCAATGTCTACACCAACATCAGTAACCATTACTCTTGCCGAGTATGGTAACTCAGTGTTGGTAACACGTGCTCTTGAGTTATTCTCATTGGCAGATGTGGACCCTGCAATTGCTAACATTATTGCGTTTAACCTAGCAGATTCTATTGACTCCGTAGCAATGACAACATTGCGTGGTGGTTCAAACGTAATCTATGCAGGTTCAACTGCAACTTCAACAGCAACAATCACTGCTGCTGCAACATTATCATCTGCAAACTTACGAAAGGCCGTAGCAAAACTACGTGCTGGTAAGTCTGTTGCACGTAAGGGTAGCCTATACTGGTGTGGTATCCACCCAGAGGTTTCACACGACCTTCGTGCTGAGACAGGTTCTGCAGGATGGTTGCTACCTAACCAATATGGTTCTGCACAAGACCGTATTTGGGCAGGAGAGATTGGAACATACGAAGGTGCATACTTCGTAGAATCCGCACGTC